TCAAAAAGGTTGCTGGTTATTGGAACTACGATAGTTCTGAGTTTGATAGTGTGTCTGCTCTTTCGGCAGATGATACTGCGCTGGAGAAAGTCTGGAAGAGTGAATACTCTCTGGAAGCATTCTCTGGTAAGGACAACTTCAAGACCTACGAGGAACTTGAAGCTCGCTTGAACCTTGTGCTAGGTATCACTTCACATTCTGCTCGTCAGGTTGTGGATGAAGATGAGGAAGAGTTTGAACCTGTAGTTGAAGAACCTACTTCCTTTCGTTCTCGTGTGAGTGCTGTTCCTAATCCTGTCAAGGCAGAAGCAGTTGTAGATGATGACGATGCGCTGTCTTACTTTGCTCGTCTTGCTGAGGAAGACTGAAACTAAAATCAAAAACTGATTTTATTGGCGGGGAGAAAAATTTTCCGCCAATTTTTTTGTCAAAAAAGTTGAGTCAGACCAAAGTTCTTTTTAAACGTTTTGAAATAAAATCCGATGATTCTGAATATAAATTGCGGATCTTAAATTCTTCTACAAACCTTGAAAGATATTGATCTCTTAAGATGAATATTTCTCTTTTCTTTTCGTTTTCAAGTACTTCATACTCATAATTAGTTACTATATTACATACAGTATTACCAGGAACAATTGTATAATTTAATCCATTCCAATAACTAAATTGACTTGTATAAAACTTTTGATCTACAACTAATCCACCTTCCAATGCAATAACATCTTGACCATCTTGTTTAAATCCAGTCAGAGTTCTGATAGTTTCATAATGATGAATACCAGAATAAGCTTCATCTTGTCCATATTTTTCTTCTACAATTAAGCGTAAAGTTTCTGAGTTTACTGGAAAAGAAAATTGTGGATTGATAAAATTATTTGTCAAGACAATTATCCAATCGTAAAATGGGTCACCATAATATTTGGTTGCGATTTCTTCAATCTTTTCTCCGTCCTGAACAGAATATTTTTTATAGAAAACCGCGTAGTCAAATAGATCTGGATTGACTTGATATCTACGAAAGAAATTTTTTGTAGATATAAAATCAGATTCCGAAAATGGATAACTGATTGGTTTTTTATCGTATTTGAGGTCTGGGATGAGTGAAAAGTACATTAGAATGTTCCTTTATTTACCGCTAACTGTATTTCAGTGTCATATACTAGTTTTGTTTCAAGGAAACCAACTTGCAACTCAACCGCCACGGGTGCCCCATTATCATAAGTTGCGTAAGTTCCATCTGGTGTAAAATTAACTTGTACTCTTGTAATAGCACATGGTTTATATTGAATTAAATATGGATGTGCCGTATTTCCTTTCATGAAAGTAAATTTACATAAGTTCGGAACTTTAATGAAATTATCTTTTCCTTTGAGTGTTTTGTTGGTCTCATTTTCACCACCAAAATTGTAGTCATCGGCTCCTCCATAGCTAGGAGAGGCAGCAGATCTAAATCTCTGACAAATTTGATAAATTATATTAGATTCTTCCTCGTTGTAAGGAACTAATTTAAAAGTAAATCCTATTTCTCTTAAATTTGGATTTGAATATAAAACTTCTGCATTTGGGTTTAATACAACTCCTCGTGTGGATCCACTAATGTCATTCATACTAATATTTCCACCAATACCAGGAATTTTATTTAAACCTGCGGTTTTTAAGGCATCTAATATAGCATCAATATTTCCAGAAAAATCTTTTGCAGTATTACCAAGACCGCTCAGGTTTCCTGCTCCCAGAGCTGCAATGGCAGCTGCCCCAACTCGTGTGAATGATTTTCCTTCCCAGTCATGACGCATTTCAGATCCTAAATCTTGTGGCATTGGTAATATAATGGAACTTCCAGATGCTTTAAAATCCGTTGCTGACTTATTATATGCATTAAGACCACCAGAGTCACCCGTTTGATAACCTGAACCAAACGGGGGAATATATTTACCAAATTGAAAAAAAATATAATCACTAGTAGAATATTTAATGTCTTTTGGATATCTTAATGTTCCTTTATCAGAACTTGTTGTTCCACTAACTGGACCTATTGTTAATGCTTCTGCTGCAGTTGCTGCTGCTGGCGCAGCCGCTCCTGCTGCTGGTGCGGTGGCGCCAGATACTATTGCTAAAAGACCAGTTGGAGGGTTGCTTATTTTCCCTCCAGGTGGAAATCCTCCTAGCAACCATTCTTCCCATTTTGTACCATTATAATAGTAAGTTTTATTATCCAGTTTGTCTATGTAAAAATCTCCGTACTTATATACCGACATATTATTTTGCCATCTCCCTACTTTGTTTTGTTCCGTATCCTTTGATTACTCTACGAGCATTTAGTTTATTATAGAAGTTTTCTTGAGTATCTTTCCAAACATCTTCTTTTTTAACAGGAAAAGCAGATCCATTAATATCTTTCACAAAGTCTTCCGTTGGCAATAGGATAGCAGTATCCCATTCATCTGCTGCAAGATCTATGTATAGACCATCAACATGATTGTGTAGATATTTATGGAAACATGCCATAGGAAAGTCAATTTTTCCGCTCATTAGATATTTTGTGGCAATAATTCTTTTTTTCATTGAAAGATAGTGTAGATTCACTCCCCAAAATTCTTGCTTTGATGATTTTAAAACATAAACGAGAGGAAACCTATCGTAGTAAGGTAACCATTTCATCTTTGCTTTGTACTCAAACATATAGAGGTGACCTTCTACTACATATTTTCTTAGTTCATTTTTGTCTTGTTTTTCTACCTTAGATGCTTTGTCTTTTTTCTCATCCAAAACATACTTATTGAAATTTTTAGATAATTTGTTTGCTTCTTCTTTTACTGTTTTTCTATACCAAGAGAATGATTTAGTTTCTCCATTGGTTTTTTCGGTAATTTTTTCAAATAATGTTTTATATCCAGAGTCTTTATTTACTTTGTTTCTTTGAATAGATCCAAATCCTTCTGCCATTGTTATACTCCTAAGTGGTCTTCGGTAAGTATTAAGAAGTTCATCTGCCTGTCTTCACAATACTCACGGGCGGCGGACCATTTAGCTTGGTTCTTTACAAAGGTTAGTGCAGCATTACGATAGGCAACAGTTTTTTTATTTCTCTCATTTGGTGGTAGTGTTTGTTTTTTGGGTTTGATTTCAATAATATACTTGGCGATCTTGCCATCCTTTTCGCGGACCTTGATATAGAAGTCAGGATAGTAGCGTCTCACCTTACCATCTGGAGCACGATAAGGAATGATTACCTCTTCGCTGCCCCACTCTATAATACTGGGATTGTTATCACAGAACACCATGAACTTTCGTTCCCATAATGATCTATAAATTACTCGGGTTGGATTGCCACGATATTTACCAGGATTTACTGGTTTATACAGTCCCGAATATGCCATAAATAATATAGGTTCCCACAGTTATATTTAGAGTGGCAGTAACAAAGATTAGCGAATTTATGTCAAAGATTGGTGCTCAGGGAGGAATGTCTCTGACTACTGGATTTGATGTGCAGTTTGACTTTGCACTCGGAAAAGATAATCAACCAAAACCATTTGAAAACTATTATACTAACGACAGTAAAAGCATAGTAAATATGCTTTGCGATGAAGCACAGTTGCCAAATGTTCAATCTGCCGTAGCATCTGTTACAGGAAGATACCTTGGAGAAGGGGCGGTTTATTACCCACATACGAGACTTTTTACAGATTTAAGTCTTTCATTTTTAATGGATGCTGATATGATTCCATTGAAATTTTTTACAGCATGGTATGATTACATTTTTGGAGAGGGTGATCAAAAAACTTTTAATGGAACTTTAACAGGTGCTTTATCAGCTGCACCCAGACAAAGAAATCGCTCTAATAGATTGAAGCATTTAAATAAGTATGTTTCTACTGCTAGAATCATCAAAACAGAACCATCTTCTAGCGCATCTAACGAAAGAGCTCCGATTCTATACATTTTGGAAGATTGCTATCCATATTCAATAGATGCTGTTCCTTTATCATATGGAACATCGCAGGTTGCTAGATTATCAGTAAACTTTTACTATAGTAGGCATACAATTTACTATGGTGATACAAAAAAAGTCAGGTAATTCAAAATTCAAACTTGAATTCCATAAATTCGGGAAAAAAATTTCCGCCAAAAAGTCGTTAAAAAAGTTGCAATAAATATACATACGATATGAGGTAAATATCATGGCTTTGCCAAAAATTGGATATCCAACATATGAACTTGAATTACCATCTAATGGTAAAACACTAAAATATAGACCTTTTCTAGTAAAAGAAGAAAAAGTACTTTTATTAGCATTGGAGTCTCAAGATGAAAAACAGGTTGTTGAAGCAGTTAAAGATTTAATTCAAAATTGTATTTTAACAAGAATTAAGGTAGATACTCTTCCTAGTTTTGATTTGGAGTACTTATTTCTCAAAATTAGAGCAGCTTCTATTGGAGAAACAATCAGTTTGACTGTTACCTGCCTTGATGATAATGAAACTCAAGTTGAAGCACAAATTAATATCAATGAAGTTGAGGTTGTAAAACCAGAAGGGCATTCTTCAAAAATTATGTTTGAGGATAATTTTGGTGTTGTAATGAGATATCCAAGCATGAAGGAATTTGTTGAAAGAGAATTCCTGCAAAAAGAAATGCAAACTGAAGAAGTATACGAGTTTATTTCAAACTCAATTGAACAAATTTTTCAGGGGGAAGATGTTTATGATGGTACAACTACATCTAAGAAAGAATTTCGTGAATTTGTTGAAAAACTGACCACAAAACAATTTGAACAAATCCAAAAATTTTATCAATCTTCTCCAAAACTAACTCATAAATTTGCAGTTATTAATCCTAACACTGGTAAAGAGTCGGAGTATACTATTGAGGGTTTACAGAATTTTTTCGCATAGCACTCTTTCAAAATAGTTTGGAGGGGTACTATCGCATGAATTTCGCTTTGATGCAGTACCATAAATATAGTTTGACTGAGATTGAAAATTTATTACCATGGGAAAGAGAAGTCTATACAACCTTTCTTATGCAATATTTGGAAGAGGTTAAACAAAAACAAGAACAAGCGAAAAATAACTAGTGGCAAATTATTCCCAAACATCTAGTGGAGATCTTACCAGTTATGTTGCTGGGAAAATTTTTAGTGCCGCAAATCTAGCAAAAGAAGAAAAAGAAAGAAGAAAAGAAGAGGGAATAGAGCAAGCACAACCAGGATCACTCTTTGCCCGAGCTTTACAACATGAATTTGGTGGAGACTTATATAATAGGACGTTTGGTATTTTTGATCCAAGAAAAAAGCACCCAGAAACTGACAGAAAATCATCAAAAGAGTCTAGATTCTCATCTCAGTTTCCACAAAAAGAAAAAACTGACGATTCTGGCACCAAAAAAAGAAAAAACAAAATAACAGCAGCAACACGCGAGTTGATGTCTGATGATGATTCTTTGCCAGTAAAAGATAAGGATTTAAGAAAACAAATATCAAAAATTTTTGGTGCAGGGGTTGACGCAAGATTGGTTGCTGCTGAAGCAAAAATTTCTAAAATCAATGCTCAAGTTCTAGATGTACATCATTCTCTGCAAAGCACACAAGAATTAATTATTAATCAAAATGATATTTTGTTATCAAAATTTGATCAAATTCTGGAAATTTTTGGTAAACAAGCAGAATTTCAAGAAAAACTAAAAGATAAAGCAGAGGCGGCAGAAAAAGAAAGAATTATTGAAGAACAAAAAGATCTTTCATCAACACGAGGATTAATTGACACTAGTGCCATGACAGGTGGTACTTCTGTCCCCAGTAGAGTCGCTAGATTTTACAAGAATAGAGCAATAAGAAGATTATACAGGAAATTACCAAAATCCGTTAGACAAACTAGAACAACAGTTAGAAACATTCAAAGAGCTCCTGGAAGAGCTGTAAATCGGGTTTCGCAACAAATTACTACCAGATTACCTAGACAAGCAAATCAAGCAGCACAAACACTATCAAAAGCAAAGGGAATTGGTCAACTTGGGAGAACTACTGGTCCATTAAGATATGCTTTTGCTGGCATGGAATATGCCGATAGAAAAAATGCTGGTCAAAATGAATTGCAAGCATTATCTGGAGTTGGTAGTGGTCTTGCGGGAGCTGCTGCTGGAGGGGCTGCTGGTGCTAAAGCGGGCGCTATTATTGGTGGTTCTATAGGAGCACTTTTTGGTGGCGTTGGGGCAGCACCAGGAGCACTCATTGGTGGTATTATTGGTGGTATCGCTGGATCTATCACTGGCGGCTTGGCAGCTGGAAAAGTTTCAGATACAGTTACTGGTGTCCATGAAACTGGGACTTCTCTAACTAAAAAAGGAACAGGATTGCTACATGGTAAAGAATTAATTTTAGGATCTGGTGATAGAAAAGGAATTAAAAATGCTTTTGTGGATTCAATGGATAAAATGGGATCTCAATTGGTTTCTACTGCAGTTACTCTTGGTGAATCTGCTGGACAAGGAAAACAAATCAGATCAGAAGCAAAAAAACTTGGACTAGATTATAAAATTATTTCAATATCGCTGAAAACAAATATTGGCAAAAAAACACCAACTTCAAATGATAAATTAATATCATTATTTACAAATCCTTTTTCTGTTCTTAGAGAACAAGCGGAAGCAGCGGGTGAAGAGGCACCACCAGGATTGCCAGAAGGGCAAAGATATAAATTAGGTGACAATGCTGGTGGAAGTGCTGAACTGAGAGCGGAAGTAGAAAAAGCAGCTGCAGAATTAGGAGTACCAGCACCAGATTTACTTGGTATTATTTTAGCGGAAAGCGGGGGGGATCCATCTAAGCCCAACAAATATGGTTGCGTAGGATTGATTCAATTTTGCCCAGATGATCGTGGCGGATCATATAAAACAATTGGCGGGGAAAAAGTTACACTTGCTTCGTTGAGAAGCATGAGTATTGCACAACAGATGGTATATGTTAAAAAATACCTAAAAGGAGTGGGAATAAAACCAGGCATGAGCGGATATGACATATATTCCGCTATTCATGCAGGTAGTATTGGAGGGAATGTTGTAGATGCAAATGGTGTAACTACAAGAGGATTCTATGATAGTAATGTAGCGCCTTTAATTCAAAAGGCGCGACAAGAAAGTACAATTGTTGCCGATTTAGGTAATTTTTCTCCTCCAACTGGAGATGCTAGAATTGTAATTGCTGGTGGTCAAGGTATTGATGCAACTGGAGAATCAGGAATAGACTTTAGTGCAGCTGACTCTAAAAATAATTATGCTGTTTTCCCAGGAAAAGTTATTAGTAGTCAATATACAGGTGGTTTAAATCAGGGATACGGTTGGGATGTTGTTATTAGATCTGAAGATCCTAGTAACCCAGGAACCTATTTTGACGCCCTTTATGCCCACTTCCCAAACAAAGATTCTATAAAAGTAAAACCTGGGGACACGGTGACCGCTGGCACCCATTTGGGACCAGTTGGTTGGGACTATGCAAAGAATAAACCATTTCCAGAAGCAGGGAGGATGACTGGACCACATACAAGTTTGGACTTTTTCCCTGCTGGTGGACCATATAACAAGAATAATCCTTATCCAAATTGGAGAACTCTTGTTAGTGGATTAATGGCTGCTGCAGGACGAGGTGGATCAAATGTGCCAGTATCTACTCAACCAGGAGGCAATTCTCCAGCACCGTCTGGAGCTCCAAACCCAGCGACCGCAGCAGCGGCTGCAGCTGCCCAGTCAGCTCGTCAGCTAGCAATTACTAAACAATTAATGAAAAAAGGAATGATAGAATTTACTCATGATGGAAAGCAATTTTTCTTTAAAGTTCTTGGACCTGGAAAAATACAGGCATTTAAACCAAAAAATATGCTTGGATATCAACAAGAAATAGATCTTAGTAGGAACAAAGCACTCCGCTTATCTATTAATGAAAAAATACAAACAATGTATGGAAGGCCATCATCTGGTCCTACTAGTAGAGGATATGGAAATGGAGGAACTGGGGGGGATGATAGTGGAGCAGTTACTTCCAAAACATCATTAATTCGTGGTGGCACTGGTGGTCCTGGTACTGTTAATAGAAATTACAATTTTACAGCAGAGCAAAGGGCATTGTTAAAAACTATATCATATGCTGAAGGAACAACTAAGAGTTATGGAGTAGTATATGGAGGAAACATAGTTCCAGAATTAGCACAAGGCAAGATGACCGTTAGAGAAGTATGGAATATGATGAAGACGGGCAGACTCAGAGGAAGAAATGCTGGGTATGATGCAAGCGGTGAATCTTATGCTACTGGAAGATATCAACTCATGCCAGATACATTATCAGATCTTGTTAAAGGAGGATATGTTAAATGGTCAGAAAAGATGACAAATCAACTACAAGATTATTTGGCGCTGAAAAGACTGGAAACATTTAGAGGTGTTTCTGGTCGTGATTTAAGGCAACAGGGATTGAGCACAGAAATTATGAGTAAAATCGCACCAGAATTTGCTTCTTTCCCATATGCTCCTAAAGGGGGTGGAAGTTTTTATGATCAACCAGTAAAATCCGAAAAAACATTACAACAACAATATAATTCCGCACTTAAACAAATATTAGAAGAACAAAGGAGACAGGAAGTACTTAGAGAAAAATTAAGATTAAAAAAAGAAGCGCAAGAGAAAAATATCTTTAATCAAATTCAAAAAATTCTTCCTGGTGGATTGAAAGGATTGATTCCTTCTCAGTTACTTTCTGATAGTTCTGTATTAGAAAGTATGGAAGAAAATGCAATTCAAACTCAATTTGTTATAATTAATAATCAAATGGTTGCATCTGCTGATATGTCAAAGAATATTATAATCTCTCCATCGTCGGAAGTTGATGTAAATGAGTTGTACAGAATGGCAGTACTAGGAGTATAACAAATAATGGCAAACTATTCCGCTACTTTTTCTGGAGACCTTACCACATATATTGCTGGTAAGATCTTTGATGCTGCCAATATGGCAAAGGAGGAAAGAGAGCGAGCTATTGAAGAAGCGAAAAAATACGATGTAGATCCAAAACTTCGTCGTGGTGAATTTTTTGGTAGAGCATTACAGAGTCAATTTGGTGGAGACTTATACAACAGAACTTTAGGAATTTTTGATCCTAGAAAATCAAAACGAGAAACTGATAGAAAATCTTCTAGAGAAAATAGATATTCAGCACAGTTTAAATATCCTGATCGTTTTGCAAGGGGGCAGTCAGTTGTTGATCCATTGATTGGAACTCCTGCTCATGTCAGAAATTTACCAGAATATCAAAGGATAGCGAGTCCAGAGGAAAGAAAGTTTAAGTCAGAATCTAAGATGATTCAAACTGCCAGACCAGAGGACATGTTTGGTGGTAAAGACAAAACTATAAAAGTAAAAGATCAAAAACTCGGAGTATTTTTAGCTGCTGTTGCTGAGTCTATCAATGCCAGTATCACAAGTATTAATCAAAAACTTGATGAAACTCAATCTGGAGTTATTGAAGCAAAGGTGGGCATTGCTGGGACGATCAAGAAACTTGAATATAATGCAGATAGTCTAGAGCAAAGACTTGATGCAATTATTGCCACCTTGCGTGAGCAAATGCAGCAAGCTAAGAAACAGACTGACAAATCAGAGATTAGACAAAAATCTCAAGACATAAAGGAACAATCTGATATGTCTGGAACTCAGAGATATGTTGGTGTTAATGATAATCAAAACGATGTTAGACAATTAAATCTTTTAGAAGATAATAAAGATAGAGGATCAGAACAATTATCTTTGCCCATAGATGATGATGAAAATGGATTTGAAAGGGGTGGAATAGCAACAGGTCCAGACAGTGGATACTATGCCAAACTTCATGGTAATGAACAAATTATTCCTTTAGATAATAATTATACCCAAGGAGAACCCAGTGCTGTTGACGGAAAGGTACGTCCAAAACCAGAAATGGCAATGCTACCAAAGTATGAAATGGGAACCTCTCCAGAAAAAGGTAATATTAAAACAATAGATGATATGTTCAATAAAGTCATTCCAGTAGTTATGAATGACAAGGATAGAAAAGAAGTAAGAGACGAGTCTGAAAAATTATATGCTGGGATGGAATTGGTTCCAAAAGCAACTGGTATTGTAACTTTAGGATTACTGCAAAATGCTTTAGGAATGATGGGTCCGTTAGCAGGACCAGTTGCTCCACTAATTAAAACTCTATCTTCTCCAATTGCATCTTCTTTTGGGGTTCCTGATACAGTTACTGATAAGGTTGTTAGACAACAAGAAACAGAAACGGCAGAAAAAACTAGAAGAAAAGTAACTCAATCTACTCCATCAATGTCTACACCAACATCTGGATCTCAAAGTCCGTCTGGATCTGGATTCCAATGGTGGAATCCATTTTCTTGGTTTAAAGGAAACGGTAATACTGGACGCCAGACAAATAAACGTGGTGGAACTGGTGGTGGATTTGGTAGATTTGTAACTGGAATGGCAACACCAATTGAAAGAATGATTAATGCGGTGGCGCCAGTATCAAACCGCAGAACAACTGCTAAAGGACTTCGTGGTACTAATCTCAAAAGAATCATGCACGGAACTGGAGAAGGAGTTCCAAACTTAATTCGTAACAACGGATTTAGAGGACAAATGGGAATGTTAGGTGAGGGTGTTTATGGTAGTGTGAAGGGTTGGGTTGCTGACACTTACAGAGGTGCTGGTAAATTCAAAGGTGTTTTACCTGGCCAAGGTCCAAGATTAGATATGTTAGTTCCTCAAGGCGCAAGAACATTAAGAGGTGCTACCGTTGTTTCCCCACGTCAAGCAAATAGAGGATTAAGAATAGCTGAAGGTGTATTGTCTGGTAAATATACAGGACCAAAAGCACAATCACTACTTCCATTATTGACACAGCAAACACCAACCATGCTGCAAGCCGCACAGCGTAGTGGAATGGGTCTTGCTAAATTATTCGGTAAATTTTTAGGTGTTCTCAATTTACCTGTAGTTGGTGATGCTTTATTACCAGAAGGAACAGCACAATATGATCAACTGACTGGTCCTAATGCATACTATAATGCTCCTGGTTATAGAGGTCCTAAACCATTTAGTCCTCCACAAGAAAAAAGAAATACTACTAAAACATCAAATGCAGTTAATTCAACATCAAAGAACACTGCAATTGCTAGATTGAGTCGTCCAACATCCAAGTTAGATCCAATCGTAATAAATAATGTGCAAAGTATGAGTACGACACCATCGCAGGATGTACCAATCAGACCAATATCAACTGTTGGTAATTCTGGTCTGTCGGACTTTTACCCATCGCCCATATAATGCATGGCAGACGAATCTCAAAATAAACCATATGCCTCCAGTTTTGAGCCAAAACGTATTTCTATATGGAAAGTTGGAGATGAATCTGGTGACCCTTACACAAACTTAATTGGTCTTGCCTCTGTCTTCAAATATTATGAAGACATGTTTCTACCAACGTATGGTGGAGTATTAGTTGTAACAGATACACAAGAAAATTTAGTATCATCAATGCCAATAGAGGGATTTGAAAAGGTTGAAATTGAAGTTGAAGATGTCTTGAATGAAAGTTATACATATACATTTCGTGTATGGACGGTAGCTAATAGAATAAACAAAGATAGAAGACAAATTTACACGCTTGGATTAGTATCGGAGCAAGCACTAATTAACGAAGGCGTTAGAATTAATACAATCTTTGAAGGTAATATCGCAGATCAGGTACAGAAGTTATTGTCGGATAAACTATCAGTTACTAAATTTGATATTCAAAAGTCTGCTAATAGTGTCAAGTTGTTGCCAACAAAGAAAACACCATTTGCTTTGATTAGATCTCTACAACTTAAAACTATTCCAGCAAATGTTAAACCAAAGAGTAAGACAAAATCAAGTGTTGGTGGTTCTTCAAGGAAACCAAATATCACTATCAACTCTGACGTAGGTAACGGAGTGGAAAAAACGAATGGAACTGCTGGATATTTATTTTTTCAAACTAGAAAAGCATATGTGTTTAAGTCAATTGATTCATTAGCATCAACTGATACAAAATCTGGAGGGACATCAGTTGTCAACAAAGAACCTTTTGTATTGTCATACGGAAAGGATAACACAGAATCACTTAACAAAATACAAGAGATTGTTTTCAAATCAGAAATCAACATGATGAAAAAATTGAGAGATGGTGTATTCTCATCTATCGTTTGTTATTTCAACATAAATACTGGCAAGTACACTGAATATGTTTACTCTCTTGCTGATGTTTGGAAGGACATGGTTCACATGGGAAGCCAAACAAACTTACCATCTGCCCAGTCAAAACTATCTGAATATCCATCTAGAGTAATGTCAACTATAATTAGTCATGAAACTTGGTACAATGGTTCTGGCATTGCATCAAATGATACTGATGATTCTGGAGACCAATCAACTGATAATGAGTATCCAGATTGGCAAAAGCAATATCTATCACAGGGCATTTCTAGAGTTGGTATCATGTTAAATCAAGAACTTACGATTTCTTTAACTGGACATTTAGAACTATGCGCTGGAGATAAAATTGAAATCAGAGTACCAAATCAAACTGATGATGAAAGCAGAAAAAAAGAGGTGTGGGATCCAGAACATAGCGGAACTTATTTGATTAAAAAATTAAATCATCAATTTGACATTCAAAATCAAAGTGTGTATACTGTACTTGATTTAATGCGAGATTCATACGGTATTATTGATAAAGATAGCAATTTCGGAAAATAAAGAGGTTTTATGGACTCTATTGAGCAACATATTGAAAAAGATAAGGAGGAATTGAGCGATCCTCAAATTTCTTCCCAGCGTCGTCGCCACATTGAAGACGAATTGGGTCAACTTGAATCATATCATTCAAATCATCCAGATGATCATCATGATCCAACACCATTGGAATTATTCTGTGATGCAAATCCAAGTGCAGTGGAGTGCAAGATCTATGAGGATTGATATATGGATGCGTTGAGTAATTTATACCCAACGATTCAGATTGGATCTGATGGATTCCAATGGTGGATTGGGCAAATTGAGTCAAAAAAATCAACAGATAAAAAGAGTTCTGGTCGCTATAAAGTCAGAATTGTTGGAATGCACCCACAGACTTGCGACGCAGTAAGTTCGGATGACTTGCCCTGGGCAATCACAATGATGCCCGTTACTAATCCACATATCCCAGGTGGTGTCGCTTCGGTTAGTGATCAACTTCAACCAGGAGTTTGGGTTATTGGTTTCTTCATGGATGTTGATAAACAACAACCAGTCATTATGGGATCCATTGGACAGGTTGCCGCATCAACGACAGAAGCACCAGGAGAAGATCCAACACCAGGAGAAAGTGGTTGCAAATCTTTTACTACATTTTTAAGTCCAGACACAAAAAATGCAGATCAACCAACTGCAACTGGTAAAACTACCGCTTCCGTTACTGCAGTTACAGCTGGACATGTTGTAACTGGGGAAAATAAACCAGATGCAAATGGAAATCTGATTGATTCTGCTACAAATAATCTCATCGCTGCAAAAGACGGGCAAAATTCTAATTCAAACCCAGGTGGAACAAATTGGTGTATTGAGATAGCAGACAAGTGTGGAAAAGAAAAAGATCTAAAAGGAACATTCACACGTTTGCTTGGTGAGATGTTATATGAAACACAGAGAAATGGCGGAAAACTGGGAACTTACCTTGTTGGAGAACTCTCTGGTGAATTGAATGATGCAATTGCAATAGGTAAAAAGTATGTCAATAAAGGAATTCGTGTAGTTAGAACTTTTGTAGCATCTATTAAAGGATTTATTCTTGAAAAGTTAAAAGCTGGTATTAAGGATCTCACTAATTTCTTATTGGGAGTAACACCGACTGGAAATAGTTTGTCTCCAGTAACAAAGTTCTTTAATGATATTTTATCATCAGTTGGTTGCGAAATAGCAGACCTTGGGGATAGGATAGCAGCGTTTATTCAAGATTTGTTATTTGGTTATCTATTTGAAATTTACAAGGCAGCAGCGTGTCAAATTGACGCCTTAGTAGAAGGAATTTTGAATAAGATTCAGAGCGAATTGGATAAACTTTTAAACCAAATTCTTGGACCAATTCAAGATATTCTTGGCGCTGTTGCTTCTGCAATTGATATCATTGGGGATGTCTTAGCATATGTTATGGACATTCTTGGTATTAAGTGCAGTGGACCACCAAAAGAATGCTCAAAGACGACTGTGGTATGTACTGATTGTGCGACAGATAAGAAAGGAGATTTTCTTGATGATTTGATTGAAAGTATTACTGATGATCTCTTCCCAGTTACTGGAGAAGACTGGTCACAATATACATGTGCTGAAGCAAGTGAAGGTACAACTATAAAAGATACAGAAGTGACTCTTGTTGGAGGAACTCAACCATATAGTTCTCCACCAGTTATTAATTATTCTATTGATGATCCCGTAGTAACAGAAGGAAGTGGAGCTACATTTACTGTTACTAGGACTGGATATATTGATGTTGCCTCTAGTGTAACCTACAAAACTTCCGATGGAACTGCTATAGAAAACGTAGATTATCAGAAGACCGAAGGTATTCTTGGATTTGTTGCTGGAGAAACATCAAAAACAATTACTGTTCAGACATATGCTGATGCAGAAACGGACTATTCTGAAACTTTTTACGTCACTATTTTTAAAGAAACACCTGCTGATGTTACAATTTCTGCACAGAAAAATATTGGTAAGTGCATTATAAAAGAATCTCCAATTTCACCTAATATTTCAACGGGGGATGAAGAAGATAAAGAGATTCCAAAACCAATTGTGCCTCCAAGTATATACAATCCAGATAGTCCTTTGGTTACAAATCTACCTCCACCAACTTCAAATGTTTCTGACGGAATTTCTGGAACAGATAATGATCCTTCCAAACTAACACCAAGTTATCTTGTTGAAGCTGACAAAAATTCTGTAAAAGAGGGTGAGTATGTTAAATTTACAATCACAACAAAGAATGTACCTGATGGAAAAGTTCTAGGTTATCAAATTTTTGGTAACAATATCACAGCAGATGATATCCTATCAAAATCATTGTCTGGATCATTTACTATTGAAAATGGCATCGCACAGGTTACTGTTGGCATTGCGGTTGATGCTGACATTGAGTTCAATGAAACCTTAATATTTGGTATCCCAGGAACAGGAGCGAAAGACAGCGTTGTAATCTTAGGAGAACTTGATTCTTTAAGTCTTGATGATAAACTAGGAGCATTGGATAGTTCATCTAATATTGATGCAAATGACGGCATTCCGAAGAAACCAGTTATTGGTCCACCAATTACTGATCCTGGTGGTGGAATTATTGAATTGCCTATCCTAGAACCAGGGGATCCTTACACAATTCCGCCATTTGTTATTGTCACAGGAAATGGTACTGGGGCGTCTGCAATTGCTCTACTTGATGAATCTGGATTCTTATCTGAAATCAGAGTTACAAACCCAGGAAGAAGTTATAGGTTAAATACTCCACGTAAAGCAGTAAAAGAGTGTATTATAGACTCATTTACGTTGTTGAATACTGGAAGAAATTATACAAGTCCACCAACAGTTTATATCAATGGTGATTCAAGTATTGCCGAAGCACAAATTAATGATGATGGATTGGTCATTAGCGTTAGAATCAAGAATAGGGAATTGACCTTTGATAGATATCCAGAGGTACTGATTATTGGTGGGGGCGGTTATGGTGCTAAGGCATTGCCTTCATTCAGTTGTCTAAGTCCAGAAGATAGAGTCATTGTTGGATCGGCCAAGATTGGCACTGGAAAATATATTGATTGCCCATAAGGAGTTTTATAGATGTCTACTAATAAATTTGATAAAAAGATACTGGAAAAAATTACTCCAGATGGTGCAAAAACAATGTCGGAGAAGAAGAAAACTCCAACAGATTCTTTACCAACAACACCAGATGAAACACAGGAAGAAGAAGTTAAGAGAGAGATAACTGTTCTTATCAATGGTAAAAGATTGCAATTGGTTGAAGTTGATGGAGATATACACTTTGCTGATAAAGACGTAGGTCATGGACTTTCTGTAACAAAAAAAGGAGATATGATTATTGTTGCTGGCGCTGGTGGCAATGGTAACGCATGTGGCGGCAGATTTCTGATCAATGCTAGAGGTGGTCAGTGGTACAAAGGTGGTGCAATTATTCAAGAAGCTAGTGCTGATGAAAGTGAAGGAACAGGAACCAATGGTGATAGTTCAACACAAGAATCGCAAAGTTCTACTGGAAAGACAGATACCACACAAGCAGGAAAGACAGGTGTTGCTTGTTCTCAAATGTTTTATGGTGATCATATTGAAGAATGTCAAGGAAACGTACATATTAGAGCAAGAAATATTACACTTGATGCCATTGAAACTCTGACATTGATGGCGGGAGAGCAGATTAGTATACAAGCTGGACCAAAAGGTGGTGGAAATCTTGACATGAGAAGTGGTCAGATCAATGTTGAGACTGACACATATGTTGAAAAGATCACAGCAAATAAGATCATTGATGGAACACCAGAGACAACTCGTTTGGGTTATGATCCGCGTACTAATGAATCAACTCTTGGATGGTATAATCTAAACTCAAACATCACTGGAGATTATAAACTGGCAGTGGGTGGATGTATGGAGGTCACGGTAGCTGGTGCTCCACCGCCAGTCCCAACTAATGCTTTGATTCTTAATAGAACTGTTGGTTATTCGCTAACAGTTGCACTTGGAAGCATGAATCTATCAACGATTGCTGGAAGCGCATTGATTGCGATTGGTGGTCTTGCATTTCCAGATGAAGATTCTCTAAAACCAGGGTCTTTAGATATTAAAGCGATGACGAGCGTTGGAATTTCTGCTGCTGAAGTCCCAGAATTACCATCTGCTCCCAGTGCAGGTGATATTAATATTAGATCGCTTACAAAAGTTGATATTGAAGCAACAACAGATGTCAATATTAAAGCGAAAAAGGACATTAATGTAGAAGCTGATACTGGAGATATTAGCATTTTAGCTACTGCAGGCAAAATTTATTTGAACTGATAGGCTTGACATAATCATAGAAATATGTCATAATAAATACATTCTAGTG